AAATAATAGGTGCTATTGAGAAGCAAGGTAGAAAGAAAACCTGGTTAGCTGAGCAGCTACAAGTAAGCAGACCGACGTTAGATGCACGTCTAAGCGACGATAACTGGAATGCTATTGAGATCACCAGACTAAAACAATTAGGGCTTTTAGTTTAAAATTTTTTTGTTGAAACTTATTACAATACTGTAAATGAACGGTTGGATAAAATTACATTATAAGTTTTTGAAATGGGAATGGTCAAACGACGCTAATATGGTTGCTTTATTTCTACATTTACTATTAAAAGCCAATTACCAGGGCAGGAATTGGAGAGGTCAGGACATTAAACGTGGTGAGTTGATTACAGGATTACATAGTCTAAGTGCTGAAACAGGGATTTCCTTACAATCTCTCCGCACTTGTCTAAAAAGGCTAAAATCAACAAACGAAATAACAATCAAAACAACAAACAAATATAGCGTTATTTGTATCAGGAACTACAATAAATATCAGCACGAACCAACAAGCAAACTAACAAGCGAACTAACAAACAATCAACAAACAACTAACAAACAACTAACAACACCTAAAGAATATAAGAAAGAAAGAAAGAGTATAGATAGTATATATACGTCTGATTTTATTGAGTTTTGGTCTAAGTACCCTAAAAAGACTGGGAAGGGTGCAGCGTTTAGTTCGTGGAATAAACTCACTAAACACGAAAAACAAAAGATTGACGGTGCGTTAGATTGGCAAATACTTAGTGACCAATGGACAAAGGATTCAGGTCAGTACATACCTAATCCACAGACCTATCTTAATCAAAAGCGTTTTGATGACGAACCACAAAAAGCAAGGAAGATGAAAAACCAAGTTTATAACTAATGGAAGGATTTACAAAAGCAGAAGACCACTACTCAGAAGCTTTAAAGCTAAGAACTGAAGGGATTAACGAAGGGCAACGCTTGGAGCTAGGTAAGGTAGATGACATCTATAGAGTTAAGCAAGGCTGTACTACTTACATCACAGGAATACCAGGACATGGAAAGACTGAGTTTCACTTTGAAATTTTAATAAGACTGACTAAATTGTATGGTTGGAAACACTTGGTAGAATCTCCTGAAACAGGCACATCAGCACGAATAGTCTATGAACTACAAAGAAAGCTTTTAAACAAACCTGAACAAGAGGCAACAGATACCGACTGGGAACAGGCTTTTAATATTGTTAATAATAATTTCTTCCTTTTAGATTCTGATAAAAAAGACTTAGATACTATCCATGAATGTATTGATAACACACTACTTGAAACAAGATTAAACACGTTCTCTATAGACCCCTGGAACGAACTAGAGCATAACTTTGAAGCTTATGGAGGTCGACAGGATATATATCTGGCCTATCAACTTGGAAAGCTACGCAAGAAAGCAGAGAAATACCATTTACATATCTTTGTAGTAATACACCCTCATCAGTTAAAAAAGAACGCTTCTGGCAGTTATGACGCACCTACGATTTATAATTTAGCTGGTGGTGCTGAGTGGGCAAATAAAGCCCAGACAATAATGTGCTGCTATCGTGAAAAGATCGTAGATGAGAACGGCAACATTAACAATGAAATGAAGGTAATAATCCAAAAAGCAAAGCCTAAAGAAGTCGGATTAAGAGGCGAAGAAAGTATTTATTATGACAAGGATATTCAGAGATTTTATTATAAAGATTCATTAAACAAAACTATTTATCCATGACAGATTTATTCTTTAAAAGACAAGCAATCACAGGAGCGATTGAAAGTATTATCGCTGATCTAGAGATAAGACAACAGGCTATAAAAGGAGATTCACAAGCAGTTAAAGTATTGTCTAAAGAGTCAAGAAAAGAAAAGAAAGAAATCTTAACACGACATTGTAAGAATTTAAACCACATACATAAATTTATACACGAACAATTTGAATTAATAACTAAATTAAATAAATCTAATAACTAAACTTAGAAACCATGACACAGACAGAACGAATACTAAACCATTTAAAAAAAGGAAATAAAATAACACCTTTAGAAGCTCTTAATCAATTTGGATGCTTTAGATTGGCCTCAAGGATTTGGGATATTAGAAACTCAGGTCATAATATCCAGGCTATGAGAATAACAAAAGGCGATAAAAACTTCTGTCAATATAAATTAGTGAATATTGGAAAAAATTAAAATAATAAATGGAGATAAACAAAATATATGGTGAGTGTTGCCAGAAAACAATGGCAAGACTGCCAAATAGATCAATAGATTATTGTATTACTTCGCCACCTTATAACATATCTAATAATTCTTTAGGAAAATATAAAGAATATACTGATGATATGAAGGAAGATGAATATTATGAAAATCAGAAGAAAGTTATAAAAGATATGTTAAGAATAACCAAAAATCATATTTTTTACAATATTCAAATGGTTTCAGGCAATAAATGTGCTTTGTTTAGATTAATAGGTCACTTTTATAAGAATATAAAAGAGGTTTTGATATGGAAAAAATATGGACAACCAGCAATATCTGAAAAGGTATTTAATTCATCTTTTGAATACATCATTATCTTTTCTAATAATAATCCAAATAAAAGGTTTTTTGAGGACGCAAATTTTGAAAGAGGAACACAGCCGAACATCTTTACTGTACTTAATACACACTTTAATAAGTATGCAAATATTCATAAAGCTGTCTTTCCTTTAGATTTGCCACGTTATTTTATGATGAATTTTGGAAAGCAAAATGATCTATGGTATGACCCATATTTCGGAACAGGAACCACAGGGATAGGTGCCTTATTAGAGAAAAAGCGTTATCTTGGTTCAGAAATATCAGAACAGTATAAAAGGTTGGCAGAAAAGAGAATAAAACAACACCAAGCGCAACTGACAATATTTTGAAATGATAAAAAAAAAGAGTACCTTAACAGTACCAAAGCTTAAAAAGAAATTAGATCGTTTATTCTCTAAGTATATTAAACTCAGGGACGGAGGACAAGACTATTTCAAGTGCATCAGCTGTCAAAAGACAAAGCCTTTAAATCAATTCAATGCTGGTCATTATTGGTCTAGACGTTTTATGTCTACCAGGTACGATGAAAAGAACGTAAACGGCCAATGTATTTACTGTAATATGCACTTAAAGGGAAATATACAAGGCTATACGACAGGACTCTTAAAGAAATACGGCAAAGAGATATTACAACACTTAGAGATAAAAAAGAATAATATATCTAATCTAGGAAAGTTTGAGCTGACTGTTTTGATTGACGAATACAAAGACAAAATAAAAGAATTAAAAAAATAATTATCTTTGTTTAAACTTTTTTAATTAAATTACGTATATGCCTTTTAAGAAAATAACCAAAGGAAAGAGTAAGGGTAAACTTAAAAGCCCTTCAGGAAAGACCTACACTAAGTCTCAGGTAAAAAGATATTACGCAACTAAAAAAAAGAAGTGAAATACACTAAAGCACTTATAAAAGAAATTTGCGATCACGTAAAGGCAGGAAGAACACAAAAAGATGCTTCCCTTCTATCAGGAATCGACAAAGCAACGTTCTACCGTTGGAAGAAAGAGAAAAAAGATTTTAACGACTCTATAGAAAAAGCACACGCTCAGTTTAAGAAAAAGATGGAGGTTAGAATAGAAGAAGCCTCTGTTAAGACTTGGACGGCAGCAGCCTGGATTCTAGAAAGAAGATACAAAGAAGATTACGCTTTAAGACACGAAGTTACTGGTAAGGATGCTGGAGAAATAACAATCAAGGTCATTCGTGGATAGTGTCAAAGAAATACATCTATTAAAACTACACAAAGCACAGAAGGAAGTTTTAAAAGAGTCTAAGAGGTTTAATGTTTTAAGGATAGGGCGTAGGTGGGGAAAGACTGAACTAGCCAAAGACTTAGCAATTAACACAATGGTAGACGGTTATCCAATAGGCTACTGGACACCTACTTACAAAGACTTAGCAGAGATTTGGAATGAGATGAAGCACACACTCTACGATGTAACACTATCAAAAAACGAACAGCTTAAATCAATTACTATCTTTGGAGGTGGTAAGATAGACTTCTGGTCTATGGAAGAACCAAACTCAGGTAGAGGACGGAAATATAAACGTGTTATCATAGATGAAGCAGAGAAGTCTAGAAACTTCCAAGAAGCATGGGGACAAGCCATCAGACCAACACTAGCAGACTTGGAAGGTGATTGCTGGATTCTTTCAACTCCTAAAGGCAAAAAGACTTTCTTCACTCAATTAACAGAGTACCCTAAGAAGTATGATAACTGGGCTTCTTGGACGCTATCGACCTACACAAATCCTTATATATCTAAAAATGAGCTAGAGATAATGAAAGCTCAAATGAACGACCACGAGTTTAGACAAGAGATAATGGCTGAAAGTCTAGACCAAAACGCTATGGCCTTCTGTTTTAACTTCACCCCTGACCACGTAGGGAAAACAACGTGGAGATCAGACCTAGAGACTTATCTTTCGTTTGACTTTAACAGAGAGCCTTTGACTTGTATTGTCGCTCAGAAGCCAGACTTTAACAAGCTGCACGTAATAGAAGAAATAGTCGACAACATAGACATCGAAGAGATGTGTAAAATGATTTTAATTAAATACCCTAACGCTTTGTTTTTAATTAC